AGATGCTGTCGGCCGGCCGGGACATGGTGGGCGTCCTGGCGCGCACCGCTGTGGCGAATGCGGCCCGCATGGCCATGGAGGCCCGGATTGCGGGCACCAAGCATTGCTCCGGGGCGTTCTGGGAGCCAGCCCCGTACTGCCAGCGATGCGCTGTGATCATCGGTAAGAGCTTCGCGCTCGGCCATGAATGGCAGCGTCATCCTCGCTGTGACGGTCAGGTGATCCCCGTGCCGGACGGACGCGATGTGCCGTGGCCGGGCGCCGACGAGTCCGACATCTCGGATCTGACGCTCGACCAGAAGAAGGCGATCGCCGATGGCGGCGACTTGAATCAAGTCATCAATGCCCATTCGGGGGCCCGCGGCGGCAAGCGCGACTACCGGTCACCGCTGTACGCCAGCGGCACGAAGACGTATGCCGGGGTGGGTCGTCGCCACAATGACGGCACCGCGAAGAGGGTGCGGCTCACCCCGAAGGGGATCTATCGCATGGCCGGCGACGATCGGACCATGGCGAGGGATCTCCTCTCCAAGTACGGCTACATCCTGTAGCCCCATAGTTCTCCCGTGGCGGCGATTGCCCGGGGTATCCATCCGAGCGAATCGGAGAAACACACCATGCCAAACCCTGCCAACAGTGCGCCCGCAGCCTCCCAACAGGAGGCCAACAAGACCCCCGAGTCGGCCGGCCAGAATCCCCCGCAGGAGCCCGACAAGGGCCCCGACGGGGGTGACGGTGACGAGCAGCTAGGCGAGTCGGGCCTCAAGGCTCTGCATTCGGAGCGTGACGCCCGTAAGGCCGCCGAGAAGCGCGCGAACGATCTGGCTGCGAAGGTCAAGGCGTTCGAGGACGCGAACCTGACGGACCAGGAGAAGCAGACCCGCGAGCTGACCGAGCTGCGGACCGAGGCCGCAGGGCTGCGCGATCAGATCGCCCGCCGTGACGCCTGCGAGGCCGCCGGGATTCCGGCGTCCTGGGCGAAGCGGCTCGCCGGATCGAATCTCGAGGAGCTCACCGCGGACGCGAAGTCCATCGGCGGGCAGCTCGGCGCCGCGGCCCCGCGCACTCCGAAGCCTGACCCGTCGACCGGCCTCACCTCCCATGGGGACGCTGGGTCGTCGGTGAGCGCTGGCAGGGACCTGTTCAAGAACCGACATTCCAAGAAGGGATGAAACAATGCCTCGACTCAAGATTGAGTCCTTCGGCGGCGATGACTCGTCGTGGCTGGCCTCCGGGCACGGCATCCGCAATGCGCGGACCGGCACCATCGACATCTCGGCCTTCACGAAGGCGACTCACTACCCGGACGGTTTCCTTCCGGCCGGGCTCCCCGTCAACACTGCCGACGAAGGGGCCGTCAAGCCCTGGACCGACGCCGTAGGTGAGCAGCTCGGCTTCGTGCTGTTCAACGTCGGCACTGACGGCGTGGAGGACATTCCCGCGCCGGTGCTGCGCCACGGCCTCGTGAAGACCGCCAAGCTCCCCGGTGGTGCGTTCACCCACGCCGCCGGAGACGCTTCCGGATTCACCTTCATCGGAGGGACTGACTGATCATGGCCCTGTGGACTGACATCATCGAGCCGGCCGAACTGACCGGCTACATGCGCGCCTCCCTGGAGGACTACGAGATCTCGCAGGGGTCGCTGGCTCAGTGGCTGCCGAACGAGACCGTGCCGGACATCTCGGCCCGCTTCTGGAAGGGCGAGGCTGGGCTGGTGGATGAGGCTCGCTTCCGTTCCTACGATGCGGAGATCGAGATCGGCGGTGGCGCGAAGGAGGAGCGGGTCACCATCGACCTGCCCGCCGTCGGACTCAAGAACGTCGTCTCCGAGTACCGGCAGCTGAAGCTGCGAAACGCCCCCGAGGAGGCGATGCGCAACAGTATCCTCAAGGAGGCCGACCGGATCGTGCACGGCGTCGCCGACCGCATCGAGCGGACCCGAGGCGTGGTGCTGAACACCGGCAGGGCGACCATCTCGCAGTCGAACTTCAAGATCGACGACGACTTCGGGCGTGATTCCGCGCTGACTCTGACGGCTCCGGCTCTGTGGTCGGAGACCGACACCGACGCGCTGGGGCAGCTGGACACGTGGCGTCAGCTGTACGTCGACAAGAACGGCGAGGAGCCGGGGGCGATCCTCATGTCGCGCCGGGCCCTGTCGGCCCTGTCGCGACTGGCACAGTTCAAGCCTGTCCTGTCGGGCACCGGTCAGCGTCCCGCCACCCAGGCGGACGTGCTGGCCCTGCTGGACGCCTACGGGCTGCCGCCGGTGTCGCTGTACAACCGGCGCACCAAGACCGGCCCGGTCCTGCCCGATGATCGGGTGCTGATGCTCCCGTCCGCCGGCGCGAACCAGCTGGGCGCCACCTACTGGGGTGAGACCCTCAGCTCGGCCGAGGAGACCTACGGCATCGCCGTGGAGGACGCCCCAGGCCTGGTGGCCGCTGTGTACCGCGGCGAGCAGCCCCCGCACATCGCCGAGGTGCTGTGCGACGCGATCGCCCTGCCGGTGCTGGCCAACGCCAACCTGTCTCTGTCGGCGAAGGTGCTGTGATCATGGCCGCCATCATCAAGGCGGCCACCGTGGTCACGCATCCCGTCACTGGGGAGCCGGTGGCCCTCATGGTTGGTGATGAGTGCCCGGACATCCTGTCCGGCCTGATCACCAACCCTGAGGTGCTCGACCAGCCGAAGGTGGCGCGGCGCCGCAAGCCGAAGGATGCCGACCGGGAGGGCTGACTCGTGCTGACCGTCACGGCCGATGACATCGGCGTCGAGCTCGGACGGACGCTCACCGACGCCGAGACCCGGCAGGCCGATAAGTGGATCGCCCAGGCGCTTGCCATCATCACGAAGAAGGTCGGGGACATCGCCCGGCTAGATTCTGAGATGGTCGAGTACGTCGTGGTGCAGATGGTAGCGGAGCGTTTCCGCCGCCCTGCCGACGGCGCCACCCAGGTGCAGGTGTCCGTCGATGACGCGTCGAGCCTGCGACGGTTCGACACGTCAGCGAAGGGGCTTGTGCTGCGTCCCGAGTGGATCGACCTGCTCACCCCGGACGAGGATGCCTCGCAGGCGTTCACGATCCGGCCAGGGGGATGGGGGCCCAGTCATGCTCGGTGAGGACCTGGCGGCCGAACTGCCACACCTGCGGGCTGAGGCTGAATCGGCGATGACCGACCACGGAGTGATCGGCACCCTGGAGAGTCACCTCGACCGCGAGACCGGGGAGATCGTCGAGACGGTCGTCCCGGCATACACGGGCCCCCTGGGTTGCCGTCAGTCAGAGGACAGGCAACGCGTCGAGTCAGCCGGATCCGAGGTGACTGCAGCCCCGGTCACGGTCCGCGCCCCGTGGGACACGCCCGTGCAGCCCGGGATGGTGGTCGTGTTCGACGCCTCGGCGGATCCACGCCTGCTCGGCGTGCGTCTGCGCGTCTCGGCCGTCAAGGGCGGCACGTGGAGCGTGCAGCGCCGGATCATCTGCGAGGAGGTGCAGGGTGCCGATCAGGACCAACGCTGAGGAGCTGGCCGCCAAGCTGGACACCGCGTCCGGCCGCGTCGGGCCAGTCGGGACGAGGGCCATCAGGCAGGCAGCGGACGAGGTGTTGAAGGTGCAGGAGGCGCATGTGCCCGTGCGCACCGGGCGCCTGAAGGGGTCCCTGAACGTGCAGGTCGAGGGTGACGGGCGATCCGGCACCATCATCGCGCACGTGGGCCCCACCGGAGTGCGTTACGCCACCTTCCAGGAGCACGGCACGTCTCGCATGGCGGCGCATCCGTTCGCGGAGCCCGCCACCGAGGAGGCTCGCCGGATCCTCCCCCAGCTGGTCGAGCATGCCGCCGAGGAGATCGCCCGCGATGTATGAGCGTCTCACTTTCGCCGACCTGCTCGACGCGCGCCTCCACGCCATCGCCACCATTGACGCCTACGTACTCGCCGATCCGCCAGACAGGCCCGCGAGGGGCTATGTCGTGGCGGACATCAGCGCCGGAGGCGAGTGGGACGCCCGTCTGTCCGACGAGGTGTCGGACGCGCAGGGGGCCTTCGTACTCCGTTGCTGCGGGTTCTCCCGTGAG